GCTCTCGCAAGGTTGGAGGAAGAAGCTCGAGCTTCCGCAGCCAGTTTGATAATACACGCATCCAATGGAACGTGCTTATCCCAGATAAGTCGCATCACTAGTTGATACGCTTCTACACAGTCACTAGTGTAACCATATAGTCTGAGTTTTGTTATCGCGGGATCTTGCGCCCTGTGTTTCTCCTCAAACACAACGCGAATAACAACATCCCTTTCTGGACGATGCGGACGACCATTCTCCCACTCATGACCTAGGAAAACGATTCTCTCGAAGCCAGTGGCTATTTTACTGTCCTCGAGATCTACTTGCATACCCAAGTCACTAGCGGCATCTGCTAGTTCTCTCAGACTCGGGTTCGCGTTCGTACCCACGACGGAATCGTCGCCCAACACCATTACCCTATCTTTGGTGAGTGCGACTCCAGTAACTTTGATCCACATATAGTTAAGGACCAAAAGGTTACTGATGCTACCTATGAGCGATGTGAATGGAGAACCAGAAGGTATGCCTCTATGCTTCTGGTACATGCTCCCATCAGGTAGAATCAACCGTGAGTGAATGAAATCGTTGGTCAGACGGTAATACAGTTCCTTTTCTTCCGGGTCGAGGTGAAGATACGTTTTCAACACCTCAAAGGCATCTCCGAGTACGCTCGCGGGTATAGACGAGTCGAAACCAGAGAAGTCTACGCAGTAGATTCTCTTGAAGCGTGAGTGGAATTCCGTAAGGATAGCACCCACCTCTCCTTTTCTGTATCCATAAGCGAAGACCTGCCGCTGCTTTGCTCCTTCATACGCTGCCTTCGCAAACGTAGAAGATAGTATTGTCGTAGCCAGCGGACTGCCCCATACGAGCCGACCTTTTGGACCAGAGTCACTATGCTGAATTCTGCGATAAGCGACATAAGGATCAAAAGCCCGAATGCCACATCGGACTCGACGCGCAAACTCGAGTGCTTGTTCAACACTATCGCCCACGCTCCGAAAGAAAGGAGCCCCAGCAGACTTGTCCATGTGAAGCACATACTCCACCACTTCAGACTCATCCTTAGGTGCAACCCTTCTGGATCCACCACCCGCAGTACTGAACGTTGCATTCTTTGCTTGTTCATATACCACGGGGTCGAACCCAGGGCCTCGACGACCGCGATTACGGAGATCTCCGT